AAGAATGGAAGCAGAACAGAACTTTTCTATTGGTCGTTCTACAGAGATTACTAGAGATGAATTGAAGTTTTCTAAGTTTGTACAAAGACTTCGTAAAAAGTTCTCCGCATTATTCCATGACCTACTTCGCACACAACTTGTTCTTACAGGTGTGATTGCTGAAGAAGAGTGGGATAAAATTAAAGAACACATTCAGTATGACTTCTTACAAGATGGTCATTTCGCAGAGTTGCGTGATGCAGAAATCTTGAGAGAACGTATTGATATGTTAGGTCAAGTTGAACCATATGTTGGCAATTTCTTCTCAAAGGCATGGGTAAGAAAACATATCCTACACCAAACCCAACAAGAAATTGAAGAGATTGAAACTGAAATTGAAGAAGAGGGTGGTGGAGAAGAAGACCAATTTGAATCAAAACAAACAAAAGGTGAAAAATTATGAGTAGAGAAATGATTGATGCACTTGCAGATAGTGATAATCTAAAGGCAGAAAACGAATTCAAGAATGCAATCGCACAGAAGATGGGTGCAAGTCTTGAATTAAAAAGAAAAGAAGTTGCTGGTACTATGGTTACGCAACACGTTCCAGAGGTAGAAGAAACGGAAGATGAAGAGGTTTGATGAAGTAGTTCAGTCGCTCCCAGAGAAAGACGAACACAAAAAATCAAAGGAATATCGCAAACTGTCTCCTAAAATGAAAGAGGCGGTTGATGATATTTTTCGTGTTATGGACTCTAAACCTTCAGATTTCCTAAATACTTTTGAGAAAACTATAAAAGACTCCGCAAAGAAGTTCAAGGTAAAGGAAAAAGACCTTTTGAGTTACTTTGAGAGAGAAATGTTAGGAATGTAAAGATGGCAAGAATTAACGTAAAAGGAGCGCAGATAGATGCACCAACTTCTTCTGGTGCAGCTAGTAACGTATCGAAAGCAAAGTGTATGTATGTAATTAATACAGGTAGCACTGTTAGATTGGTTACGATTCAAGACGATGCTGGTTCACCAACAACACTAGGAACATTTTCCATAGGTGCTGGTGCATCACTTTTTGTTGAAAAAAATCCAACTGACGAAATATTTGCTGCAAACGCTGAAGTTAAGATAACACCTGTCGCAATGGTGCCGTAATGAAACTTATTTCGGAACAGATTCAAGAAGTTCAATACCTTAAAGAAGAAGACGAAAAAGGTAAGAAGAACTACAAAATTAAAGGTATTTTCTTACAGGGAGATATCAAAAATCGCAACGGTAGAGTATATCCTGTTGAGGTTTTAGAAAAAGAAGTAAACAGATACAGCAAGGAATTCATTGACGAAAATCGTGCATATGGAGAACTTGGACATCCAGAAGGCCCAACTGTCAATCTGGAAAGAGTATCGCACATGGTTACATCTTTGAAAAAGGATGGTAAAAACTTTGTTGGTGAGGCAAAAATCATGTCAACACCAATGGGTAAGATTGTATCAAATATTATGGACGATGGTGGTAAACTCGCAGTCTCATCAAGAGGCATGGGTAGTTTGCAGCAAAAGAATGGTGCAAACTATGTAAATAAAGATTTCTATTTGGCAACCGCTGCTGATATTGTTGCAGACCCATCTGCACCTCAAGCCTTTGTACAAGGTATTATGGAAGGTAAAGAATGGATTTGGGATAATGGTATTCTAAAAGAAGTTCAGATTGCGGAAATCAAAGAGGATATTGAACGAGGCATTCGTTCAAGAAATGCGAAATACCAAGCATTGGCCTTCGCAAAATTTCTCAAAAAACTGTAATTGTATAAATATAGTATAATGAGATTAACATTAAGGAGAACTCCCAAATGTCAGAACTAGATAAGACAATTGAGGATTTGGAAGCAGAAGTTACTGCGGAACTAGAAGAAGGAATGCACGATGCCCCTAAGAAAGGCGCCGTTGCACCAGAAAAAGGTTCTAAGGTTGACGGTGATGTAGAAGACCTTGGCGCTCCTGTGGTAAAAGGTGATGAGAAATCAGGGCCTGATGCTGCAAAGAAAGTCAAGAAGGATGCTACTATTCCGACTGCCGTAAAAGGTGACGAAGCACCCCAAAAACTCAAAGAAAAAGCTCACCCAGATGATGAGGATGAGGAAGAAGAAGAACAGGACGAAATGGCACATCCTAAGAAGAAGCCTGTAAATAAGGAAACTTATGGTACTAAGACGGCTGCTATGGATGCATTAGGTAAGTTACCTGCTGCTAAGGTAAAGGAACTTGCTGCTGACCACTGCGGTGGTGACCGAGCTGTAAAAGCTGGTTATCACGAAGCACTTGACATCGATTCCATTGACGTAACAGATGACGTAAACGCTCTGGTAGAAGGTGAAGACCTTTCAGAAGAGTTTACTGCAAAAGCAACTACAATTTTTGAAGCTGCTGTCAAATCAAAACTTCGTTCAGAAATTGAACGGATTGAAGTTGAGAAGACACAAGAATTTGCTGAAGAAACTGAAAAGTTCAAATCTGAGTTGACCGAAAAAGTCGATTCTTACCTTGACTATGTTGTTAAAGAGTGGATGCAAGAAAACGAACTCGCTATTGACCGTGGGTTAAAAGGTGAAATTGCAGAAGACTTTATCACAGGATTGAAGGCGCTCTTTGAAGAACATTACATTGATGTTCCAGATGAGAAGTATGATATCCTTGAGGGTCAAGCTCAAAAGATTGAAGACCTTGAGTCCAAACTCAATGAAACAATCGAAAAGATGACTGAAATGAACAAAGAGAAATCTACACTTGTTCGTGAACAGGTTATCGCAAAAGTTTCAACAGACCTCGCTGAGACTGAAAAGGAAAAGTTTGAGGGATTAGTTGAAGATGTTGAGTTTACCAGTGAGGACGATTTCACTGCAAAACTTAATACCTTGAAGGAAAATTATTTTCCTAAAGCAGTTGCTACCCAAACCCTTGAGGAAGAAGTAGAAACTGAAAACCAAGAAGTTGACGTTAGTGGCGCTATGGCTGCGTATATGTCCGCTATCCAAAAGTCGAAACCCTATGGGGCGGACGCTTTCAACATTGTGAAAAAGTAACTTTTAATAAATAATATTAATATAGAAAACATAGGAGAGAACTAAGATGTTCAATTCAGAAAACTTACAAGAAAAGTGGCAGCCAGTCCTTCAGCATCCAGATTTGCCTGAAATTGCTGATAACTATAAGCGTGCCGTCACTTCTGTTATCTTGGAAAACCAAGAAAAAGCACTTAGAGAGGATGCTGCTTTCTTATCGGAAGCTGCTCCTGCTAACAACACTGCGTCTGCATCAAATTGGGATCCAATTTTGATTTCACTTGTCAGACGTGCTATGCCTAACTTGATTGCATACGATATCTGTGCAGTTCAGCCAATGACTGGCCCAACTGGACTTATCTTCGCAATGAAATCAAGAATCAACTCTGCTGGTGGTGATGAAGCACTGTTCAACGAAGCCGATACTGACTTCTCTGGTGCAGGCACTCACGCTGGTACTAACCCTGCCGTACTGAATGATGGTTCGCCTGGAACTTTCACTTCTGGTACTGGTGATACAACTGCTAACATGGAAGCACAGGGTGACTCTGCAAACAACGCTTTCGCTCAAATGGCATTCACCATTGAGAAGGCGACTGTTACTGCAAAGACACGTGCTCTTAAAGCAGAATACACTATGGAACTTGCACAAGACCTTAAAGCAATTCACGGTCTTGACGCAGAAACAGAATTGTCAAACATTCTGTCTTCCGAAATCCTTGCAGAAATCAACAGAGAAGTTGTAAGGTCTATCTACAAGGCTGCTAAGCCTGGTGCTCAGACTGATACTACTAACTCTGGTATCTTCGACATGGACACTGACTCAAATGGTCGTTGGTCTGTTGAGAAGTTCAAGGGTCTGATGTTCCAAGTTGAGAGAGATGCTAACGTAATTGCTCAACAAACTCGTAGAGGTAAAGGTAACATTATTATCTGTTCTTCAGACGTTGCGTCTGCACTTCAGATGGCTGGTGTACTTGATTACACTCCGGCACTTAACAACAACCTTCAAGTCGATGACGCTGGTAACACCTTCGCTGGTACTTTGAATGGTCGTTACAGAGTGTACATTGACCCATACATGGCAAACGCTGCTGCAAAACAGTACTTTGTTGTGGGTTACAAAGGTTCTTCACCTTACGATGCTGGTGTATTCTACTGCCCATACGTTCCGCTTCAAATGGTTCGTGCAGTTGGTGAGAATACTTTCCAACCGAAAATTGGTTTCAAAACAAGATACGGTCTTGCACAGAATCCATTCTCAACTTCTGACGCTACTGACGTTACACTTGGTGCTAACGACAACGTATACTACAGAAGAGTTCAAGTCGTTAACCTTATGTAATAATAAGAGTTGGGCTAACCAACCTATCAAAAGGGGAAACTTCGGTTTCCCCTTTTTCTTTTCTGTATAAATAGTTGTATGGTACAGATAGATTCATTAAGTAGACAACCCACTGAACTAGACTACGCAGACCCAACAAAGTTTAAGTTTAGTATTAAAAAATTACCGATAGTAGAATTTTTTACTGTCGCAGCAAACCTGCCAGGCATAAATCTTGGTGAGGCAATATTCCCAACACCATTCAAACAAATTCCTGTTATGGGTGATGACCTTACATATGAAAATTTAGAGATTACATTTTTGGTGGACGAAAAACTTGTAAACTACAGAGAGGTTCA